TTTTGATAAAGTTCTTACAATGGTTAATACACAACCAAGAACTTTTAATAAATCTGCGGCACATGAGAAGGGAAAACATTTCCCTTCAAATACAAGTGGCATTATTACATCCAATGTTATTGGAATGAATGCACACGTTGGTTCGGAAGAGCCAGCTAGTATTTTACGTAGATTTGATTATCATATTGTAGTAACAATATGGGATGATCGCGTAAAAGAAGAAGGAACTGATAGAATTAGTCCAGAGTTGATTTCTAATTTAACAGAAAAAGAAAAACAACGAGTATGGATTTTTGACGTTTATAATTTCGTTACTTATGATGAGAATTTAAAACATAGAAATCAAGCTGATGAAGACATAGCTGATTTGGTAAATTTAAATTCAAATGATCATGCTTATTATAGAAAAGTTAAAACTTTTAACGGTGAAGATACCGAATCAAAAGAAGATTTGAAATCTTTTATTGGTAAAGCATGTAAACGTAAATATGAAGTTGGATTACAACGAGTTGCAAAGGAATCTGTAAAGGAATCCAATTGCGACGGTTGTTTTCGTAGACAATCTCTGTGTACCTGTAATACAGAAACAGAGAGCCAAAATTATTTTATTGATAAAACACATGCCTTATTGGGTAATATATGTGATATTTGGGATAAATCTTGGATTGTCGTACCATTTATTAATTATAAAGTTTCAACTTGTATGTTTAAGTTATCTTATTATACTAATATACTTCAAGTTATTTATATAGCTAAGAGTAACGATATTGATAATTATTTTGATAGAAAAATAAATAGATGTCGTAAGCTTTATTGGCGCTATTACTTTTTTAGTGCCCTTAAAGCTTTTTTGGTAAAATATTTTGAACATACTTTTAGTCTTACATGTGGAGTAATCGCAATTAGTTATATGATTGCAAATTTTTATTCATTGAATAGTGGAGTGCTATTTTTAATTGCAACAATCGCTATGATGTGGAAAATTATATATTATATCCAATGTGAAAAGATGGAGGATTATACATTTTATAATAATGTATTAGCTCCACAACACGGTGAACTTCCAAAATATGGAGTTACCCGCAAGTTTATTCAAATTAGCAGCTTTCTTGGTGCTAGTTATGGATTATATCAAGCTTGGAAGAAATTATGTCAGCCAGCTATTCAATCTCAGAAAGTAGAAGTATCTCATTCCGAGACAGAAATTAGAGATTTTCATAAAAATGTTCCTAGATCTGAAAAGGCTAGGACTACAATATCAACTGATTTTGTTAGTATTATGGAATCTAATGTAGCTAAAATTGCTGTTAGAAATTCAGATGGATCTATAAGCTTAAGTAATACTTGGTCCTTAGATTCAAATTTGTTTTTAGTTACTGGACATTCAATTCCAGTTAATGAACAATTTGATATAAGTATCAATTATATGAAAGAACGATCACATTTGATTGCACATGAAAGATTATCTGAAAAGGACGTTTATCGTATCCCAGACAGAGATTTTTGTATATTACATGTGCCTTCATCCCAACCAAGGAAAAGCTTGAAAGATTATTTACCTTTTGGAAATAATGGTCAAGATAAACCTTGTATGGGACGAAATGTTAAATTTGTTTCGACATCACATACATATGGATGTCAATTAACAAATGAACCTGTTGTTAATACAAAAACATCAAAAGCAGGTTATATGGCAGTAGAAACATATAAACCACAAAATTTTGAGCCTGCACAAGGCGATTGTGGTTCTGCTATAATTAACCCAGTGGTCAGCGTAATAGCTGGTTTCCATATGGGATATATGCGTAAACAAGATAAAGGTGCTTTTCAAAGAATTTATAGAAAAGACTTAGAGCTTGCTAGAAAATTTTTTGAAAAAGACAATTTTGTTCCGCATAGTACAGGTGAATTGAACAAAGGAAATATTGAGTTATCGTTAGAATGTGAGAATTCTACACATTTAACATCTCAATTAGATCCTTCAGTAAATTTACCATTAGATAAACACAATTTATGTGTTTATGGTGCCAATCCATTGGCAAAATTTAGTGCTAGAAATCATTATAGGAATCATCCTTATAAATCTAGCGTAGAAGCTGTTTTTGGACCGGAGAAATATTCTCCACCATATAAAATTAACAGTTCACATCATAAGCGTAAAGCATTGACTAAATTAGCAAGTCCTAATCAGGATTTTGTTAAACAAGATGTTATTTATGCGGCTGATGATTATTTG